AGAATGGAACCAGGCAACTTTGCACCTAAGAAAGATTTAAAAGGCAAAGCAAAAGAAACAGAAGCATTTGAAAGTTGGGTAGACAACGTTGGCGAATCAACAATCAAACCTTACGTGTCAATGTACAGAGGCGAAGATGGCAAGATGGTTTACGACGTGTTGGACAAGGATAGCAAGTCAGCATTCAAAAGCGGAGACATGGATGCGGCACAGGCGTATCTAAAACAAAATTATGACAAATTAAGAGAGTATGCCAAAGAACCAAAAGATGCAGAAGACAAAGAAGAAAAATTAAAAGCACTACAAGATATTCAAATGGATCCAAACACAGCGAAAGATCCTGAAATGGTAAAAGCAATGATGCAACGTAAAAAAGAATTAATGAAAGAGCCGGTTGCGGCAGAAGGCAATGAATTTGCAAATGCAGTAAACAAAGCCAAAGCGGCAGGCATGAAAGCAGGCGATAAATTTAAAGTTGGAGATCAAGAGTATACATTAAAAGATGCCATCGAACTAGCAGGACTACAACTTGAAGAGTTCTTCACACCAGAAGACAACGCTCCAGACATGGTCATTAGAGATCCAGATGATGAGGCAGATGACAAAGAACAAGAAGTAGCAAAAGATCAAGCAGACGCTGAGAAGATCAACACGGAACTAGACAGAATCAAACAACTGGCTAACCTTTCTTAATAAAAACTCCATATTACCAATAATAGTAGTAGACAACTGATAAATATAGTTGTATATTATGTACTATATGTCTGATATACATTTAGGCACAACAACAAACATAGGCAAAATAGGAGGCTTACATTATGGCATCATTGGCTGAAATAAGAGCGAAATTAAAATCTCAAGAAGTGAATCGCTCCACTTCCAACACAGGCGGAGACAACGCCATTTATCCACATTGGAACATAGCAGAAGGATCAGAAGCAGTGATCAGATTCTTGCCCGATAAGGATACAAACAATACATTCTTCTGGACTGAAAGAAACATGATCAAATTACCTTTCGCAGGTATCAAGGGTCAGACTGATTCTAGACCTGTACAGGTACAAGTACCATGTATGGAGATGTATGGCAAGACTTGCCCAGTACTAACGGAAGTTAGACCATGGTTCAAAGACAAGAGCATGGAAGACATGGGTAGAAAATATTGGAAAAAGAAAAGTTATATTTTCCAAGGTTTTGTTACAACGAATCCGTTGGCAGAAGACTCAACACCTGAGAATCCAATCAGAAGATTTATAATTGGTCCTCAGATCTTTAACATCATTAGAGGGGCATTAATGGATCCAGAGATGGAAGAGATGCCTACTGATTATGTAAAAGGTGTAGACTTCAGAATCAACAAGACTACTAAAGGTGGTTATGCTGATTACTCAACATCAAAATGGTCAAGAAGAGAACGTGCATTAGATGAGGCAGAGAGAGCCGCAATTGATACACATGGGTTACACAATCTAGGTGACTTCAGACCGAAAGAGCCAACCGAAGCAGAAGTTAAAATAATTGCAGAATTATTTGCGAAATCTGTTGAAGGTGAGGCTTACGATCTTGAGCAGTATGGACAGTACTTCAGACCAGCGGGCATGGCCTACCAAGGCAAACCACAGGTACAAGTACCGACAGCATCGGCTCCAGCGGCGGCACCAGTAGTAGAAGCGGCACCAACAAGTGCACCAGTGACTACAACTGCACCCGTAACTGAATCTGCACCACAACCAACAGCGGCGGCTACGGCGGCTCCTGCAGGTGACAGTGCCAAGAGAGCAGAAGACATCTTGAAGTTGATTAGATCAAGACAAGCAAAATAATCTGACAAATGTTATACGAAGTTGATGGCATACCCGCATTTCGTATAGATCTTTATGATCACACCGTCGCCCATAAATGGAAAAAACTGATTGAATCCATTTATGTCGGCGACGGTGAGGACATAGATCATGTAAGATCATTCTTTGGTTTACGTACACGTGATGAGATCAAAGACATGTTGCTAGATGCTGTTACGAACATTAACGGTTTTTTAAAAAAAGATTTTATAAAAATACCAAAACAAATTGATTGGAATGAACAAAACTTGTACAACACCTTGCACATAGCATTTGAAAAACTATCCGGTGAGTTTGACAATCCCACTAAACTTATGAAAATTGCACCTGAAGATATAAAAGAGGACATTAGAAATTTAAATTTTTGTGTACATGCATTAGAAAATGAACCAAGCAAAAACATACTTCCTATACAGTGGACTAAAAAAAGAGAAACAATGCCACGAATCAAATTAACTAATGATGAGTATGATCTAATACAATTTCATACAACAAAAAACGAAGTATATCTAGCATACAACGAGCTAGGCAAAAGTTATATTGATCTATGGCAAGATAACTTACCAGTTGATTACAATGCAACAAAAAATAATCATTACATAGGTGCTGACATACAAATTTCACTCGCAGACAAAGAAAATATTTTTGATAAAGAATTTATAGATTGGTGTAAGGATAACAAAATCAATCATGAAGAGAAGAAAAACGGAATTGGTTTATTGCCAATTGGTAAAATAGAGTCTATGAACATAGAACATTTGACAAAAGACAGTAAAGCGAATATAATAGTAGAAAGGAACTAAAAAAATGACAAAAGTATTTGACGCAACAAAGTTTAGAAAAAGTATTACAAAATCAATCCAAGGACTAGGTATAGGATTCAGTGATCCAACTGATTGGATATCAACAGGAAATTACGCATTAAACTATTTGATGACCAGTGATTTCAACAGAGGTATTCCGTTAGGCAAGGTCACAGTACTTGCAGGTGAATCAGGAGCAGGTAAGTCCTACATAGCATCAGGTAATATAATTAAGAATGCACAAGATCAAGGCATCTTCGTTATATTAATTGATACAGAGAATGCACTAGATGAAAAATGGTTACAGGCATTAAAAGTGGACACATCAGAAGACAAACTTTTAAAATTAAGTATGTCCATGGTTGATGACGTAGCAAAAACTGTTTCAGAATTCATGAAAGGGTACAAAGAGCAACACGCAGACAACAAAGAAGGTGCACCTAAAGTACTATTTGTCATAGACAGTTTGGGTATGATGCTTACACCAACAGACGTTAATCAGTTTGAAGCAGGTGACATGAAAGGTGATTTGGGTAGAAAACCCAAGGCATTGACAGCCCTTGTAAGAAACTGTGTTAACATGTTCGGTAGTTGGAACGTTGGACTTATAGCAACTAATCATACGTATGCATCTCAGGACATGTTTGATCCGGATGACAAGATATCAGGCGGACAAGGATTCATTTATGCATCAAGTATTGTTGTTGCAATGAAAAAACTAAAACTTAAAGAAGACGAAGCAGGCAATAAAGTTACTGACGTAAGAGGTATTAGAGCCGCTTGTAAAGTTATGAAAACTAGATATGCTAAACCGTTTGAAGGTGTACAAGTTAAGATTCCATATGAAACAGGAATGAACCCATACAGTGGATTAGTTGACTTGTTTGAGAAAAAAGGTTTATTAGTTCAAACAGGAAACAGACTGAAATATATCGATAAAGCGGGTAAGGAGCACATAGAATTCAGAAAAGCATGGGTTGGTGATAAATTAGATATGATAATGGCTGAGTTTAAAGAAGAAGTACCTACAGAAGTAGAGGACACAGATGCCCCTATCGAAGTTGAAACAAAAACAAAAACTAAAAAAGAAAAATAATGATTGATTTTACACACGAAGACATTGAACGTCTTTGGAACTCTGTAGTGCATTATGTACCTGAAAGACAAAAACTGGACTGTGCAATAGACTTCATTAAAAGTCTTGAAGATATCGGTGTAGAACATGACGAATTAAAAGCGTCAGCAGAATACGATCCAAAACTTGAAGAAGCAATTAACACTGTGTTCGAGGAAGAAGAAGTAGACGAAGATGGTTATAGTGAGGATGAATGATAAACTGGTACAACGAAGTAAGCAGAAACCTAGATAAAATACCAGACTGTGTTGCATACTTTGACAAGGAATTACTAGAAGCAAAAAAACAGTGCAAAATATACGGCAATCTTGAGAGGGCAAGTGCCTCATTACCAGGAATAGTAGAAGAAAGATTCAGCCAACTGCAACAACTAGAAGCAATACTAGAATATCTAAACATAGAATTAAGAAGATTAAGATCCAAAACTTTCAGGAAATATCTAGAAAACTACAACAGAGCACTATCAAGTAGAGATGCAGAGAAGTATGTGGACGGAGAAGACGATGTCGTCGACATGGATAAAATTATAAATGACTTTGCATTGATAAGAAATCAATGGTTAGGCATCACCAAAGGTTTAGATCAAAAACAATGGCAGATAACAAACATTGTTAAGTTGAGAGTAGCAGGAATGGAAGATGCCGACATC